CTGCAAAGTCCGCTGGGTCGGTCGGTATAGCTGGAATAGTCCCAGACTTACAATCTTTATACGCCGCGCACGGCTAGGGGTCAAGCAGTCCACACCCAACGTTTTTTACCGCAGTCGTATATGCGCCTCGCTCCCAGCAAGTAAGTCATGTTTTTCTCTGACCTTGAGTCCGTTTCAGGATCAAACTTGGGGTCTACCCCCAACTCTTTAGCCCTAGCTGGTATCTTGCGACGCTGCCATGCAGATTTAGGTAGTAGCCCCAACCTCTGGTGCCATACAGCGTAGTCAGGCGCAGACTCCTGATCTAGCACAAATCCAAGTTGCTCATACATAGCACCAGAGAAGTACCGATTATCAGAAAAAGACTTCACCCGCTCAGGCGTGTACTCTCGAACAAACGCTTTGAACAAACGAGAAGCTCCACCTGAAACTTTTACGCGTGTGGCGTAGCGCGTCAGAGTCCAATCACGATCTTTTGCGTTGCCCCGATCATTAGCCCCTTTGGTAAACCGCATGCAAGCTACTAGCTTGCCTTTCCAGTAAAGACCATAGTTCTCTCCACTACCTGCACCGCCTTGAGGGTGGTAGTGCTCGTAAAACGCCACTGCATCTTGATGCGGGACCTTTCTCAACTCACACTTACGCGCCATCAATTTACCTTTGGTCTTCCCAGTTGCATTGCGAAGGAGGCGTTTAATAGCAAACTGATGGTTGAGCCACTCCGACTCATACACCGTAATCAGTCGGACTCCTTTGTCAGCGCACAGCTTGTGCTTGATGGCGTGTCGGTGTTTGTTTTCCCGCTCATCGCCTTCATTTTTATGGCTATGCCAGTACATTCCGCAGTACTCCACCGCCAACTGATCATCGGGAAGATAAATGTCTAGCTCTTTAGGAGAGATAACTTTTCTGTTTCTGCCCTCTGTGGTCGTAAACACAGATAGAAACTTATGAATGTCAGACTCTGTATTAGACGCATGGTGTGAGCAGCGGGGGCAGCCCTGACTGCTGTAGATGTGTTTCGTCGGTGTCTGGCTAAATACCCCATGAATTCGGCATGAAATCTCCACAAGATGGCGCATACCTTTATACACAGCCCCAGAGTAATCGTACTTATTGCCGTGTACATTGCGCGCCATCGTTTCAAACTCAGCCGCAAACTGTTCTATTTTTCTATCTGCCGTACGTCTTGCAGATTCAGTAACGTTAGTCCGCACTCCACGTTTGGCAGCTGCGCAATTAGGGCACCCTTGTTTAGAGTGTAAGTGTTTAGTCGGAGAAATAGAAAAGCCCCCGTGCTCGCGGCACGTAACGACAACTTTTGTTGTCATGTTCACATACTCAGTTTTGGCGTAATCGTACTTGTCACCATGCGTTTCCTTGCACCGACCCACAAATTCATCCGCAGACATCCGCTTAGAGCGAATTCGTTTTTCTTCCCCACACTGAGGGCAGCCAGCGCCATTCTTACGTAGCTGGGCAGCGTACTGACGGAACACGCCATGCTTGGGGCAGACTATTCCTTCGATCGGTTTTAACGCTGAGTGATACACGGCTTGAGAAAAATCGTAACGAGCTACGACTTCGCTAGGAAACTTAGCAATAACTGCATCTAAAGTCTGAGCAGGCATAACAACGCTCCGTATAAGTATGGGAGTATTATACCTTACGTCTCTTGTCTGTCAATTAGCCAATAAAAAGCCCCCTTACGGGGGCTTAAAATCAACGTAAGTTGTTGATTTTACTTAGGCAGCGCCGGGGCTACCGTACACACCCAGAGGGTCCGAGGTTCCGAAGCTGTAACGCTCCCGAGCCTTATATCGCACGTTGCCCGTGTCGAAGTCGCCCTCCATTTTGGTGGTCAGCGGCGTCCGCACAAAGTGCTTCAGACCGTTGGGGATGTCGGTGGTCAGGAACCATGCGTCATCATCTGTAAGGAAGTGATTGACGCTGTAACCACCGGGGACCGACCCGTTGTTCATAATCGCGTTCAGGTCGTTGTCGGCAGTGCCAACACGCTGCTCGGTCTCAAGGAGACGAGTAGCAACGAACATAAGCGACGGCGGAACAATCAGCTTGCGGGGCTTAGCTGCGATCAGCAGGCCACGCTCGTCAGTCCACCCCGAAATCTGAATAACAGCAGCCTCAAGCGAAGTTTCGTTGAGATCAGCCGCAGTAGCCGGGGCGTTAGAGTTGCTTCCACCACTAACAAGCGGGTGGTCCGTCGAGAAAAGAGACTCACCATCACCATAGGTAACACTGGCATCGAAACCGTTGTTCAGAATCGAAGCAGCCTTTACCTGCTTGGTGTAGGCCATAGCACGAGCAAGCGCCTTGGTGTAACGCGAAGACAGGGAATCATAGAGGTTGTCCTCCATGGCCTCCTCAGTAATCGAGAAACCAAGAGCAATCGTCTCGTGGTTGTAGCGAGCCGTGTAGGCTTCCTGTGCCTGATCATACTGAATGGCGTCGCCTTCAGACTTGACCGGGGCAGCCGAGAAACCCGACAGCTTGACCTCTTCCTCAAAAGAACGCTCAGAAGTCTCCTGCTCGAAGATTTCCTTGTGCTCTTCGCCGTACCGGGAGTACTCCATGCCGAACAATGCGTTCAAGCCCGGAAGGAGCTCCTTTACCATTTGTGCTCTAGAAATTGCCATGATCTACGCTCCTTTACGCGTCGCCAGCGCCAGTAGTATTACTGAGCTGATGGCCCGTGTTGAACTTGACCAGAACTTCGGTGAAATTACCCGAGCTGTCCTTAGTCTCCTCAACACCCTGAACAATACGAAGCGGCAGAGATGCCGTACTCGCATGCGAGGCATCATCAACAGCAACGTAAGACTTACCAGTGGTGTCATTACCAACAGGCGATTGATCGTCGAGGCCGACATTGTTGCCAACTTCGGACTGAGCAATGCCTGAAACATCACCACCAGAATCAACCACCGCGACCTTATACAGCACGTTTGCGCCATCAACGACATAAGCCGTGATGTCGTCAGCCGTAACACCGCCGGGGTAGTAGTTGCGGAACGTCAGACCATAAACAGGATCAGTGTACGAGCAGCCAACAAAAACACCAGCGTACTCGATGCTGTCACCAGCAGCCGTCCGATCAATGAGACCATCGGTGCCGAGGGCCACGAAATCACCGTGATAAATCGCAGTCGCGTTGCCGGACTCGATCTTATAAGCGCGCTGAGCGCCGTTGTACGGTGAACCGTCGACCATCTTCACCGGAACAAGCCCGTAGGGGCCAGAAACGGTTGGATATGCCATGAGATTCATCTCCTAAAAGGAAAAACTTAGGCTCTAAGAGCCACGTCCAAAACTAACCTTGGATTTGCGGTCGTGGAACAACGGCATCCTTGGATCATTCTCGCGCATAAAGTTGTTGTCCACCGACTCGACCTGAGCCTCGCTACTACGCTGGTAGTAAGCGTTACGCTGCTGGACCATTTCGGTAGGCATCCTGCAGAGAATCAAGCCACCATTTTCAACCAGACCCGAACTCACAGCGTCTTCATCGACAGCAAGTTTTAGCTCCGGGTGGTCTTCGAGACGACAGGTTTCCCAACCTTCACGCACTTTTCGAGAATAATTCGTCGGGTCATTGACTCCAAGAGTCGACTTACGAATCCAACGGAACTCAACACCCTCTTGAGGGGTTGGCTCAGGCAGCATACTTGCAGGTGCCCACTGCTTCTTACGCGCAGTCGCTTCACGATCATTCTGCTCGCGAGAAACTGGACGAGCTTCACGGGTACGGGGTGCATTAGCCATTGTTACTCTCCAATCTTTGAACTTCGCGGGCGTAAGCTTCAGGGCTAATTCCAAGCCTTTTAGCCATCGCAACTTGCGACTGAGTTAGCACTACCCTTTTTCCTTTGGGGGTTCGCCCCGCCGGTGCGACAACGGTAGAGGGTTGCCGCTTTTTCCTTTTTGGAGGCTCCGAACTTTCTGAGGGTTGTGCGTCCTCAAACTTAGTTGGAAATACCTCACGCATGCGAGCATCAATACGCTCGTAGTATTCGTCGGTAGTAGGCGGAATTCCGTCTTTTACCAACTTTTGATGGACTCCCAGCGCAAAACTGGTCATCTCATCGTCTTCGCCGAACCACTTGTTTCGAGCGCCCCATTCCGCAGCTTTTGCGTCGGGCTCTGGTGCAGTAACTTGTGGCCGCTGCTGGTTATTATATACCTGTTGAGTTCTTTGTTGTAAAGCCTCATTTTGCTGAGTGGCAACATTTTGTTTCGCATAGCGAGGAGAAAGCAGATTNGCTTGCTCTGCCTGATACGTCGCTTTTGCCAATTCCTGCTGAGCTTCAACTACTGCATCCGAGTCGCCTTGCTCGTAAGCATCGCGGTATTTCCGCTTGGCCGATTCAAGCTGCAGAGCTGCACGCTGCTTAGCCTGCTCTAGTGCCCAGCTTTCTCCAGACGAAAGATCATTCCTGAGCTTGTCTCGTTCAGCCTGAAGACGCTTAGCGTACTCAGTAGCTGCTTCGTACTCGCGAGTAGTCTGCTCTTTAGCGCGTCGTTCGTCGTGCCACGCCTTTTTCAGCTGGTCGATCCGCTGCTTAACTTTAGCGGAGTAGTCATCAGCAGCATCCTGCTCAATCTCTTCAACGACATCGTCGGGCAGAGGCTTACGATTACGATCCTCGGGAGGCGTGTCGTCAACAATCTCAAGCTCAATGTCATCTGGCTGAGAGCTTTCCTTTGGTGTTTCTTTGGGCTCTTCTTCGCCCGTGTCAATTTCTACAGAGGTATCGTCCTCTTCCTTGAACTTATTTTTCATCGCCGGCGGGACACCACTGGTGTCAGAGCCAACAACAAACTCGGTGTCGTCGAAATCGACTTCTTGGTTCTTTTCGTCAGAACTCATGGTTCACTCCTTAAATGCGGGAATATCCCGTTGGGTCTTCAACCACGGCTTCGACCGAATCATCATTGATAACTCGGAAAAACTCTCGGTCGTGGATTTTGAAGCGCGTGCCCGAATAAGCACGGATAAGTACATAGTCGCCAATCTCGCAATACGGACCGTTAGGAAAACGCTCCTTGTCCTTGTAAGCATCAGGGCCCATGTCGACGATTTGGACGACCATGGTAGACACTTCTTCGGTCTTCAAAACACTATCAGGCTTAATAATACCGCCTTCAGTGGCTTCTTTAATTTCAGGAATAGCGACCAGTAGGCGAAAGCCCGTGGGCTTCGGAATTTGCTGCTCAGTGAGCTGTGGTGCAGCCTCGTTGGCTGAAGTCATGATGTCTCCTAGTTGTCGTCAGAGGTTTTTTCTGCGGCTTCCATCAAGTCCAACACAAGCCTTTCTGCCTGTGCCAGTCCTTTTAGCACACCTGTGTAGTGGGTGTACTCATCGTACGAAGTGGCTGCACCTGTCGCGAGTGCGTCAGTAATAGCATCCATGTCAGTACGAATTTCTTGGCGGAGGTGCTCTCCGAAAGTGCGAATCATCGTCGTCTCCTACTGTGATTGCGGGTCATTCCCGTTTTGAGAATCTTGGTTTCGGTTTCGTCGCTGGGCAGCTGCCGCTTGCTGCATGTCCATGCGTTTTTCGGCTAAATCTGCGCCAATCTCAACTCCAGTCTTTTCCAAGTCAGCTTCAGCTTCCATAACTTGCTGGCGAAGCTTGGCCCCAAGCGAAGCACCTGCCTGTTTCTCTTGAGACTCCATGCGCGCAGCGTCGAGCTCCATGTTACGAAGCTTCAGCTCGTAGTCCATCTTGTCTTTCTGAATCTTGCGCTGCAGCTCAGCCCTCTCTAGCTCAAGCTCACGCTCTTGCATCTGCATAACAGGGTCTTGGGCCTTCTTCGCTGCTTCTTCCGCCTGAGCCTTCTGTTGGGCCTGCCCAGTAACACGCGGAGCGGCTTCAGCAACAAGCCTAGACACAGCCAGCTCCTGTTCTTGGTCCATGGCCTGATCTTCGTCGTTAGCAGGGAGAGGAACACCCAACTGCTCTTCTACACGGCGGCGATACTGATGCGCCACGTGCTCGTTGATATGCGCCATGCCAGCGGCCAGCTTCATCTTGCCTGCTTCGCCCTCCATCTCGATCATTTTCATGATTTCAGGGTCTTGGGCAAACGCCATGTGTGCTTCGATGTGGGCGTCATGGTCCTGATAAGCAAACGCCTTAACAGGTTCGCCATTAAGCAGCGCCATGTTCTCGCTCATCGGGTCCATGGGCTTGATGTCGTCTTCGTCTGGAATCAACTCGTCGGCGTTCTTAATACCCAAAGTCTCAACCATCTGACGATGTAGAAGGGGCAAGTCGTACAACTGCGGAGCCTGCTGAGCAAGCTGCATAACCGCTTGATACTGAACAATCCGCTGCGACATGGTAGACGCGTTGGGGTCAGACACCGGGATGATGTGTGTCCGCTGGTAGTCGCGCCGACGAGCCATAAAGCCCTCGTCGCCTGTCGCGTCGTATTCATAGTCTTCGGGAGCCATGTCAACGACGATTGACTTCAGAATCTTAAACTCAGACTTCATCGCCGCGTGCATGCGTGCCTGCACTGCCGTCATGGTTTTCAGCTGACGCTCAAGAATAGCCAGCGTAGACCCAACCGGCGCGTTAGGCTGCATATCGCCAACGCTGATGTCAGACATCGACGCAAACCGCCGCGCCTCCTCAACAATCTTATCGAGAAGTCCTGCTAGTACCGTTGAGGGCTCCTTATAGGGCAGCGGCATGATGTTATCTTTGATCGTGCCAGTCGGCACATCCACATCGCGGAACTCACCCGGAGCAATCGGCGTATCACCGCCACGTATACGAAGCCCCCGCGTACGGAAGCCGCCCGGCAGGTTAGACAGCGTCCCCGCATCGACGAGCTGGCGCATGATCGACGTAGCGCCTTTGGCAAAACCACCAATGAGGTGGATAAGGCCGAAACCATAGAAGCCAAAGCCGGGGATGTAGTTGTAGTGAGAGAAGTGGATTTGCTTTCGCTTTTTCTCATCCGTCTCACTCCAATTACGGTAGATCGACATCACCTTGCCGCTGTCTTTCAAGATCGTAACGATGTAAGGCAGCTCAATCCCCGTGGGCTCACCCTCTTTGTCGAGGTCTTCAAACCCTTCAATATCCAGCTCACAATGAATCTCAAGCAGCGTGTATCGGTTGTCTTGCCCCGCGTCAAAACCACCAATCTCATTTTTGCGCCGTGCAATGTCATCTTCGTCGGCTACCGGGTCGCCAATCTCGCACTCTTGGTAGAACCCACTGACCTGCATTTTGCGAACTTCGTTCTTAGTCCGCTTCATCCGATGGGTGTAGCGTTGCGCGCTCTCAAGCGTAGAGGCCCCGTAACTGACTACAAAGTCTTCAGCAGGGATAAACTGCGACACTGGGCGGTCCAGCGACGGATCGTAAAACACCTTCTTGAACGCAGAACCCGCAATAGGCAGGTTCCACAAAAGCCGTTCATGCTCGGACCGATAGTCTTCCATCGTCTCAGTAAGCATGTAATTCATGTCTTCTCGGACACGATTGGCGGCTTCTTCTTTTTCCCGGTTTGATTCACCCAGAATCTTTGTACGAACCGGCCCCTGCGCGGGGAACATCTCAACGATACTTTCGGACTGGAACTTCACCACCGCTTCAGCAAGCAGCGGGTGGTAGACACCAAACGCGCCCTCCCAAGGCTCTGAGCGATCCTCAATCTTCAGACCCAGCAGCTCAAGACCGTCGTAGTAAGTCTCTTCCCATTCAGCACGCGACTGCAAATCCGTCTCGTAGGCTTCAAGCAGCTCGTCGGCAATCTCGGCACACTGCCCTTCATCCATAAACTCAGCGAGGTTGGCTGTATGAGGGATCATGTCCCCTTCATCGCCGGGCTCAATCTCAAGGAGTTCTTCGCCCTCAACACTCACCTCAACACGCTCGGGGTTTTCGATCTCAACCTCAAGGGCAGGCTGGTTGGGCTCCGAGGTTTCTCCCTGCGGTGCACCATATAACGCTTTATCTACAGCCATGTCATAACCTTAATAGTAAGCCGCTCTCACGGGTTCAAAATCATCATCGTCATCCCACCGATCATCGGGCAGTTTTATAAACCCGCCGTTTCTGAAACGCATCAGCGCCATTACGGTGCTGTCGACCAAGTCATCATTAGGCATAGCAGGAAACCCGCAAACTTCATCGACAACTTCTTCTGCCCACCGCCTGCCAGCGGGATACCAAACAAATCCTGATGCGAACATATCAGACACAGAGTTCAAGCGCATAACTTTGTCTCCTGTGCCTCTGTGGGGAGTATACTCCTGCACAGGTATGCCTGCCCTGCGAAACTCTTGGTAGAGCTGAGAGCCTGCTGACTTTTTCTCAACTACAAACCAATCAGGCTCCCACTCTTTATACTCATCGTACGCTAGGCGTTTTAGCTCAGGGAACTCCAAACGCTCTTTTATGCTGTTGAGCAGCACCATATTTGCCTGAGACTGGCCGTTCCCGTCCTCAGACTGAAACACACCCCACGTAGTCAGCGCCGTAAAGTCAGAGCGGTTGTTTTTCTCCGCAGCAGCGTCGAGGCTCATAATTATGTACTCACACGGCGGAGGCTCGTCGCCTTCCCATGCACGCCACCATTCGCGCTTGATAATAGACGCATCACGCGAGGTCGGGTCCTGCATGTACTGCGCCGACCACTGAAAGGGCGGCATCGAAGCCTTTGTACGCAGCAGGGTGTTGACAGGCCACTGGGCAGGCCACAGTGATATGTACTTCTCTTCCTGCGGTGCGTCTGCTGGTGCATTCTCTTTCTCAAAAAGCGCAGGAAACTCAACCACGTCCCACTGATCC